TCAGCGGCATTACCCGCTACCGTGCTTTCACTCATCGTCTTTTTCTTTCATTAAGTTATCAAGGATGTCTAACGACTCCTGCAATCCTGAGTATTGACCCACCATTCGTTGATAGGACTCAAAGTTAATAGCGTTGCCATCAACCAACGAGTACCTGATCTCTGTTTGACGCGCTTTTACAGCGCTTATGAGGTCATTGATTAAACGCATTACTTGCTCTTGCCTTTAGACGACTTCATGGTGGACAAGCCACCACTCTTTTTTCCACTGTTGGACGCTGTAGATGTTTGACTTTTGGTCACGTCTTCGCCTGTTGCCAAGCGGTAGTGTTGACGTGTGGGGCCTGCTGGTGTGCCACCAATTTTGCTGTTTGTAGCCATGTTTACTCTCCTAAGTTACGTTGGGTTGCTTGATTCAGTTCAAGCACTGTTTGCTCTTGCTCTCGCTTGAGCTTTGCTTCCTCTACGCTGAGGTCTGCGGTCTTCATGCGCTCTTGTGTCAAAAGTTTTTCGACATTCATAGCTACGTCGATCTCTTGGTCTTTTTTCTTCAGTTCCATTTCCACCTGATCGCGTGCGGTGCGGCGTTGGGTCTCTGCCATAGACGCCTGCAACACAGCTTGAGACTCGGCATCCACTGGAGGCTTGGGAGCAAACTGAGCCATCATTTGTCCAAGCTGTTGCAATATAGGAACAACCTTTTCAAAGGTCTTTGCCGTATCAATCTTGACGTGGTCAGACGCCAACGCAACAGCTTTGTCAACCGTGCTGGCAAGCTTGTTTTTCTCGTACTTCTGAAGCGTGATATCTGTTCCACCAGTGACGTAGGTCGTCATTTGGTTTGTGTACCACAGCATCATGTGTTGCTTGATGTGTTCCAAAGCCTGCGGTATGTAGACCTGAGCAATCAGCGGGTTAGATCCCATGATTGGATCAAGCGCAAAGTTCAAGTGGGCTTGAATGTGTGCCAATTGGTCTTGACGCGGGTATGCAAAGGCTGGTTTACCTAATGCCATAGCCGCGTTTTCGTTTGCGGCATCTAATTCGTCGGGTTTTGCCGCCGCTGGCATCAATTCCGAGATATTTGGCACCTTCATTTGCTTCAAGATGCGCCCAAGCACCGCTTTTTGGTTGAACTCGTTGGGATACTTCTCCATGAGCGCCAAAACAGCTTGGCTTTGCGCCATACGCTGGGTTTCGCTGAAGATGTGGGGGTCAGATACGGGCACAACGTCGGTATTGCGCTCAAAATCTTGTTTGGTGACCGCCAAATCGGCAACCATGTCGCCTTTTTTCTGTTCATTCAAGTACCAACGGTTGATTCGACCCAAAACACCAAGAACGCGGCGCTGTGAATCGTGCAAACGGGCGTGGATGGAGCTAAATACCTTGGCTCCCTGCTCAATCAGCGCCTGTGTGGTGCCAACGGGCATGTTTGTGTTCATGTCCGCAATCTTTTCCTCTGCGGTGCTGACGACGCCCTTGGCGGCGTTGTCCAACCAGCCCAAAAGCTCAAACAAAACAGGGCTTGGGGGGTTGAATGGCATGGGCATGGCAATCTTGCGGATGTCGTCGATGCCCGGCGCCGCCTCGATCTCCGTCACCTGCGTCATTTCAGGCTGTTGCGTCTGTCCACTGTTGCGCCCACCCTTGAGCTTCAGCATCGTCAGCGAGTTGTTGACGTGTGCGGTGTCCAAAAGTGCCCTTAAAGCGCCTGTAAGCGCCGCTGAGAGCCCGCCAATCAGGTGTGGCAAGCCAATTGCGTATGCACCACGCCATGGGATGAACTTAAACTCAATAACCCAGTCCAGCTTTTCCATGGCTTTGTCGCCCATCTCCCAATTTCGATACAAACCAAGCACTTTGTTCTCGGTCTCATCAATCATCAGGATATAGGGAGCCATCTCGCCGTCAGAAAAACCATCATCTTCAAGCTCAAGCCATGTGTAGATGTGAAAAACGCGACGCAAACCGTCGTCGTTTTCATCGCTTTCTTTACCTTCAATCTCGTTTGTCGCTTGTTGTGGGCCACTCTCCTCAGGATCCGAACTTGCGCGAATGTAGGTAATGTCGCGGTACAAGCCTGACTTAATGCGAGTCTCAAACTCCCAATCAGTGATGTCTTGAATCTCAGATACGCGCTGTGCAGAGTAGAAGTTTGCGGCGGCAAAGGGCAACAGAATGTTGTCAATGGGGATGAACTCAGCGCAGGGGCGGCGAAGCTTCTCATCAAACCACATCTTCATGTACTGTGAGCCACCAAGGGGTAGCTGGGTAAGCAGTTGCTCTGTCTCATCTCTAAACTCAGGGATCTGCTCGGTCAACTGCCAGTTCATGTAGTCGCGCTTACGCTCTGCAACCTCGGTCTTTTCATCAGTTACTTCGCCGAGGATGTTGGTGCGCACTGGGCCATCGGGTGGGAACAACTCTTTGATGGCGCTGGCGGCAAAGTCAACGCAGACCTCAGCCATAACAGGGTGGACAACGCGGCTGGCGCCCATGAAGTTAGCGCCACCGGGGGCCTCATCCCCCAAGCCAGTCCTTTTGATGCCATCCTCGTACTGCTTATCCCGCTTCTTCCGCGCCTCTTTGTCTTTGTCCAACATGTCAAGGTAGCGCATTGTCAGCTTGCTCAAGTCTATGAGGTTGACCGTTTCAGCCAAATTCTCATAAAAATCAGTGTCATCCGACGGGCCCTTAAAGTCATCAGGCATGGTGACAATTGCGCCACCATCAGGGGTTTCCTCAATATCAGCGTCGTCCATCTCAGGCACATCAACAATCATTTCTTCATCTGTTGCTTGTACGCCGTCAATGTTTCGGCCAAATTCTTGTTCAATGGGCATTTCAGTAGCCATATGTTTAATCCTGTGTTACACTTAGTCTTGAAATAAGACACTTGCTCAATGAATAAAAAACTTTCACCCTCTGATTACTTTCAGACCTATCGCCCATTCAGTCGCAATGGGGTTGATTGGTTTGTTATCAGCAATCTGACTTGGGATCCCCAATTTATTTCCAAACATCCTGATGAAGATTCTGCCCGTGATCATGCGCGTCACCTTAACGCGCTTTGGCGGGAAAAGTTCTATGGTAATCATCAAGCATCTGTGCACGTTCTTTTTCAGCGTCCCGATAATTTGGATGGCGCTTCCCTTCTGCGGAAGTTAAAAAATTTACTGGCTGGTACTCTACTTTTTCTCCGTTCCCGATTCCAATCACGTTAGTTGGGTAATCGGAACCGCGAGACCAAGGTTGCAGACCGCCCATTGGGGCGGCTTTCACGGAGCCGGGGATGCCCGAGACGCTTTCAGGAAACATAAACTTTTCTACGCCTTGTAATTTTTGGCGCAACGCTTGTTGTTCTGCCGACATTGGAGTAGCGCCTGCGTCTTTATATTCTGACTTGTCCATAAACAGCCTGTCTTTTTCAAAGTCAGATTTGCCGTATTGAATTTTTGCATCTTTGCCAAGCACTTTGTTAGCCGCGCTTTGTGCCGCAAGAAACTCGCTTGGTATTTTGCCTTTGGTAACGGGGCCAAAAGGAAACACTACAACGCCGCCTAGCTTGGGGTTGTGACTTACTACCATGTCGTTGCCAAGCGCCCTTGCAAGGTCAGCAATCTGATCTTTGCTCAGCCCTTCTTTGGTTTTAATCAACATGGCTGATGCGTGTTTGATGTTGTTTGTCATCATGGGCAGAAAACGATGGCCAGCCATAGCCTCTTGATTTAAGTCAACGCCCATTTGGGCTACTTGTTGCCGCAATGCACGGTTGGCTTTTGGCCCCTCGCCAATATTGCCAGCCCTTGGCACATCAATAGCTTGCAAGGGATTTAGTTCAAGCTCCCCTTTTTTGTTGACATAAGTGCCTTGACCTTCTCTAGATTTGGTTTTACCAGTACCCAACTTGGGGTTTGCCAGCAATCTGTCGTTTAAACCCTGCCTGAAGCCATAGGACGTGTTTTGACCAAGGTCAGGAGCCGTTGCCTCTGCTGGGAGCGTCATAGGCGTAAACGGGCGGCGCACGCCGCTTACCACGTCTTGTCCAACGTCTTCTATAACGCTGGGCAAGCCGTCTTCAATAACCTTTTTAGCTCCCTTGTAGACCTTGGGGGCGGCTTTTATTGCTGACAACGGCCCCACTGGGTTAAGAATCGTCTCAGGAATCATGCCTAGTAATGGGAACTGGTCTTGACTCCCTTTTGAGGTAAGCCCTTGCCGCTCAAACGCATCGCGGAATTGATCGCTTCCCATGAATGGCTTATCGCTGGCGTAGGGCTTGACGGTGGGAGGAACTCGCTTGCCACCCATTACAGACTCTTTGACATAGCCGCGCTTGTTTTGTTTTGCGGCTTGCTCTCGCAGGTAATCAACGCCTTGCAAGCCAAAGTTCACTATGTCAGATGTGCCTCCTGCCAAGGTGGCGGCAATGCTGTTGGCTGTAAAGTCCTTGGCTCCTCGAGGAGTGGCAAGTTGCTTAATCTCTTTGCCTGTTGCCTCGGCAATTTTCTTGGCTAAGCGGCGCATAAACTCAGCATCCTCAGGCTCCACCTCTGAAGAGGGGGCACCCATGGGTTCAACAAAGCCACCATTGTCAAAATGATTGTTTTGAGGCAACGGTTTTAAAACTTTGGTTGACCCGCCTTGCATCATTTTTATGGCGTTAAGTTCTTTGCGAATGCGATCAATACGTTTAGGCTCTACTTCAGGCGCGTTGCTGTCGAAGTCCTCAGGCTGACCGCCATTCTTCATGTGCTTGACCAACTTGTCGTGTCCCCATGATTCCAATAGGTCGTAATGTTTCACACTAAGCCGCCTTTCTTCTCAGTAATTTCAGGTGTTTTGGTGCTGTACGTGCCAATGTTGCCAATGTCGGACTTTACAACGTTGGGGTTGTAGACACCGAGGTTTTTGGTGTCAAGCTCTTTGGTGTAGTAGGCATCGTGTCCAAGCGCCTTGATACCTCTTTGGAAATAAGGATTCTCCATCGGAGCCCAATTGTTAGAATTATCAGGGTCAGACATGACTTGCAACTCACGGTCAACACGGTCTTTGGGCATGCCTGTGTTTTTTACCACCCAGTCACGCAAAGCGTCAATGTGTTCTGCGTTTTCATAATCAAATGGGTTCCTAACTTGCACACGCACTGGCAATATGTTGGCGTTGTCTACTTGCTCCTCAGGCTCTTTAAATTTTGCGTTTGGCGTGCTAAATCTGCCAATCGTTACCTGACTGTATGGATCTTTGAATTCCAATGACCCTTGAGCAAAGCCTGACGCAAATGTAGGATCGGGCGTCAAAAAAATTGAATCAGCGGTTGTAGGAGAAAACCTTGTGAAGTTGCGCTTGGTGCCGTGGTACAAGCGATCCTTGACCACGCTTGGCTCTAAGAACGCGGCTTTGTTTGCGTCAGCCTGTTCGCGGGGCAAGATCTTGCGTGCACCGTAGACTGGCTTGACCTTGTTGAGCCTATCTTGGTAAGGGTATGCGGGCTCCACCTTTACGTTGGCTGGGGGTGCGGCAAGCTTCTCTGCCGCCATCTCTGCACGCACTTCGTCAGCCAGTGACATGACCTTCTTGGCGCCTCGGACGCTCCTTCCACCCTTAGCCATGTGCGCAAGACCGCCACGGGCCATGTCTACGTTGCCCTTGATGGCTGACTCAGGCAAGATCATTTCGCCAATCTCGCCGCGAACACGGTACCCCGGCTCATAAGGCGTGCGCTTAGCCTTACCAGTCTCAGGGTCGATGATCTTCTTGCTTGTCCAAGGCTCACCTTCCCACATCAGGTTATTGCCGTGACGGTAGCGTTCAATGACCTCGTAAGGCGCTTTGTTTTTCTTGGCGCTGTCCTCAGTGAACACGCGCTGGCCTTTGTCGTACTTGTAGTTGAAGGCGTCCATTTCTTTCTTGGCATCAATGGATCGACGGCGCACCTCATCGCCAATTGATGTGTGGAAGTCTTGCACCGTGGTTAGCGGTTTATTAGCGGTTACAGGCGCATTCATACCAGCGGATTGAGCCGCCTTTACTATGGCGTCAGATGCCGCCCCTTCACCTGAGAACAGCCTCTTTGGAGCTTTGGCTCCTGCCTTCTCCATAGCCATTTCAGCCCTAACCTGATCGGCAAGACTCATTATTTTTTTGGCGCCCTTGGGGACGCCGCCTTTGCCCATGTACGACAATCCACCTCTAGCCATGCCTTCGGCTGGAATATCAAACCTGCCTCGGCCCTCTTTGAAAGCCTCGACCCAATTTTTCAAGGCTTCATCTTCTGAAATACCCGCATCAAGGTGGCGTTGTCTAGACACTTCCCACGGCGTATCCATACGCTCACCCGCACGTCCATATTTTTTTGCCGCTTCGGTAAATTCTGAATCATTTAAATACTTATTTCCAACTTTTTTAAGTCCAGTATTATCAAGGTCGCCAACGTCAGACCAATTTCCGCTCTTTACAAAGTCTTGCACATACGGTTGATACGATTCATTGGGAGCGGCATTCTGCTTGCCTTTGACCTGAGTAATTTGCTCAGGTGGCTTGCCAATCACATCATCTGCCGCCTGCTGGAACACATCCATGCGGTGTTGGCTTAGGTCTTGGGTTGATTGAGGATTAAACAACTGTTTTGCACGCTGATAAATTTGTTGATGCTGTTCAGGCGTGATGCTTCCTTGTTCATAACGAAAATCTTTGGGGAACTCTTCTTTGCCTGACATACCGTAACCAATTGGGTGCTTATCTAATCGACCAACCTCAATCGTAACGTGCGACTGCCCTTTAGGGTCGCGCAATGAGTAGACCTTGGCTTTGCCTGATTTGATAGCGTCATAACCGCCGTGACCATAAGTGCTACGGCCTGAGTCGCCTGATATGTCGCTGTAGTCGGGGTGACCTTTGGGTGGCTCATATCCACGCACAGAGTGACCCATGACGTCGGATTCCAAGGTGAACTGACCCGGCTGGTCTAACTGCACCCACCTATACCCTTCAGGATACTCTTTGAATACATTCGCGTTGGCTTGCTCTGCAATCCTTGCGTTCAGCATGTTTGCCTTCAGCGTCTCGTCGTACTCGTGTGCGCGACGTACCGCCTGCTCTACGGTTATCGTACTCAGTTTTTCAGGGCGAAGGCGTCCAGCGGCAACGTCCTCACGCAAGACATCCATCATGTGGGTAAAGCCCAACTTGTCAAAGTCAGCATCTCTGCTTAACGAAAATATGGGGGTGTCAGGGTCTAGCTTGCTCATCCAAGGCGCATCTATCGTACCCGTAGGTCTTTGCATCTTTGGTAAAGCCTGTATGCGTTGGTACTCTTTGGCTGGAGTTGGGTTGATTGACTCATCCGTCATTGTTTCGTAGTGCTTGGCAAGAGGAGATTGAGCAACTCCCGCTTTAACATTATTAGTGTTTGAGCGATTAAGCCTTGCCTGAGGGCTTCCATAATTACGCAACTCTAAATCGCCATACTCGTCTACGTTTTTAGGGAATGCCGTAATGCCTTGTTCAGCCAGCTTGCGAACAGGGTCGTCCTTGGTTGCCATCTGTTTGGTGATGTAGTTCTTGAGGTTAGATTTCACCCAATTGTTTGCGGCTTCAATACCAATGGCATCGCGTAAATTCTCGGTAAATACAGCCACCTCTCTTGCATCACCTCTTGCAATGGCATCTTGAAGCATACGCTTTAGGTGTTGACTTTTTGGATAGTTTGTATGTTTTTGAAGTTTATCCAACTCTTGGTCAAGTCTAGATTTGTAAACCATTTCTCCTGAAGGTGACCAATTGCCGCCAGTCTCTTTGATGATGTTTAGGGGCGACGCGATCTGCTCAAACTGAGCGCCCTTGTCTCTACCCATGCTGGTCTCTACCTCGCCGTAGATCCCCTTAAGTTTCTTAATGCCACGCATCACACCACCCTTACCCATGGTAGCTAAGCCACCCTTCTTCCTGCCAATCTTTTGCAGGTAGGTCAGGTAGGCTTCGTCAACGAACTGGCTTGGCGCACCCATGGACATGGCGCGTGCGTTCACTGTGTCGGTTGGCTTGTAGCCCTTCTTCTTCATAAATTGAGGCGCCGCCTCTTGGATTGTTGGCATCTCAAACATGACGCCCATGTCGGTGCCAGTTGGCTGATTTGGGAATGCAAAGTTGAGGTCAGGTCGGTAGAGCAAGCCACCGTCCAAGGTGAACAGGCGAGGGCCCACACTGTAGTTGGGCAAGCCCTCTAGCATGGGCTCTGACTCACGCCTCAGTATGGTGTCCATCTGTGCAGGGTCTTTGTATTCAACGTTGGGGTTGGCTTTTTTGAAGTCCAGCTTTTTCATAGAGCCTTGCACCCCTACACCCATCAAGGCATTGCTGATGGCACTGCGGCGGTCAAAGGTTGTTGCCGCGTTCATTGCTTGGGCGTCGGTGACGTCAAAGTCAGGTGAGAACAACAACGTGCCAGTCTTGCTCCTTGCCGCGCGTATGCGCTTGTTTATCAAATTGATCTGCGCAGGGTCAATCAGGTTTTGCTGGTTTGCCGCCTGCACGTTCTTGAGCGCGTCCCTAACCACAATGCTGTTGGACTTGTGCTGGTCAGGAGACCCAATGTAGGTTGTGAACACGTCCTTCTCAGGGTTGCTGTTCTTGATCTTGCGCTTGGCTATATCCTCACTGCCAAAGCCCCACACCGCGTTGGCGTCCTTATGTGGCTTTGAGTAGTGTTGTAGTCCCGAGAAGCCGAAGCCGCCCTTGTTCTCGCCCTTTACGCGTGAGCGGTCAGTCTCAGTAAAGTTAAGGGTCTTCCCCTCTGAGCCAGTGATGCCGAGCGCCTCAGAGAACTTCATGGTTGGCGCAACGTTTGGGTCAGCGTAGTGCACGCCTGCTTTGTACGCCTTCTCAGCCTGCATCTCGGCTCTGACCTGATCAGCCAGCGACCCGACGGCTTTGACGCCTCTGCTTTGCTTGATGGCTTCGAGCGGGTTAAGTTTAGGCGGCATAGGGGTTCACCCTCTTAGGTTTGATGTAGTCAACGTAGTCGTCGTCGTCATCATACAGAGGAGGTGGGTCAATGTCGAGCCAACTCATGTCCTTCAGGATGCGGAGTACCTGAGTGGTGGTGTCCACATAGTCATCATGCGCTGAGTCAGGAAAGGAGCAGATCTGAGACAGGAAGCCCTCTGCCCATGACTTGACCATGTTGGGGCGGCTCTCGCTCTCGGGGAGCCACACACGCCCAGCGGCAATGATGGCGGCAGAGATCTGTAGGCGTTGCATCTTGTCAGCGCGACCCGGGTTGTACGCCCTGCACGGTAACCCCGCACGGGCTAGCTCTTGTATAAGACTGATGCCTGCCGCCTTGTCCTCAATGATCATCAAGTCAGGCTTCTTCGCCTTCTTGCCCTCACCATAGCTGGTGTAGAACTCCTCTATAACCCTAGGCTTCAGGTCAGGGAAGCTCAGGTGCTCAGCCCATGCGTCAATGAGCAGGACAGACATAGGGGCGTCCAGCGGCTTGAATACGCCCCACACGGTGCAGGCGGTAGGGTCGTTGTGGGTCTTCTCACTGAACGCACAGTCTAGCGACATGACAATGAACTCAAAGTCAGGAAACGGGTTAGGGTGCCCGTCGGTGGTGAAAGCAGGCCATAGCTTGAACATGGAGCGGTTGACCACCTTGCCATCCTCGAGGTCAACCAAGGAGCCCATGACCTCCTGCTCAAAGAGCTTGGTGCCCCTGTACTGCTCAAGTTGGTTGGCAAAGCTCGGTGCTAGGTTGGCCATGTTGGCGTAGGTGCTGGCGCGGTCAACCACCACGTCGTCACCCTCTCGCCCCACTAGGTCAAGGATCAAGTCCTTAGGCTTGGGCGTTGTTGTGGCTATCACCCTTGGGCGTTCGCCAAGGCGCAGGCCGAACATCATCATGTTCCACGCGTCCTCCAAATACTGGAAGGCGGCAAGCTCATCACACCATGCAAAGTGGAACTGGGGGCCGCGCAGGCGCTCATACGAGTCAGCGCTGATGCCCCTGATAGTCGAGCCATTGGCAAGCTCAATCACGTGATCCTGCTTGTTGTAGTTGACTACAAGCTCTCGGGGTATGTTGGCAAGCAAGCCTGACACTCCCTCGAAGCAGGTGAACTTGACGTCCGAACTGGTGGGGGCTAGGACGAGCCCGCGGCTGTTGGGGTGCGTCCAGCACCACCACCACAGGGCATGGCTCCCAGCGTGGCTCTTGCCGGCTCCACGCCCAGCGAGGAGGAGCCACACGGTGTAGTCCTGCTCAAGGTCAGGGGGGATCTGATAGGGGTGGGCATTTGCGACCCACTCCAAGTGCTTGATGTGCGCCAGCCTGTCAAGCTCAGGGCGTGCCATGAACTCCTTAGCCGTTGCGGCGTCAAGCAGATCCAGCACGGGTCTTCATCTCCAAGTTGCGCACCAACTCGAACAGACGGCTTGTGCCAGTGTCCTCGGTCTTGATGGAGGCGGCGCCCTCCACCCCATGCAGGCCCAGCTTGTCGCCATACTTGGTAGGGTGAAACTTAGCCAGCAACTTCAGGCGGGTCTCAATCTGAAGCTTGCGGTGCCCGAGCATGTCCTCAATTGTGGTTGTGGCGCCCTCATCACTCATCACCTGCTTCTGCCCAAACTGGGGGGTGTCAGCAATCAGCAAGCATTCCTCAGCAATGGCGTCGTAGCCAATGTCTCGCGCACGTGCGATGGATGCAGAAAGCCCGACACCGTCAGCGCCCAAAGAATCATCCTTCGCCATCCAATCGTAGACAGTCCTCCAAGCGGGGAATCCATCGTTCTCTCTGCATATCTGTCTTAACGGTATTCCCTCACTCAGTTGTTCGCATATCACCTTAGCAATCTCGGGTGAGTATTTGCTGGGTCTTCCAGTGCGTTTTACCGTTTGGGTTTTTTTGGCGGGCGCGGGCGCGGCTACTTTGCGCGGCTTAGCAGTCTTTGATTGTGATGCTGACGTTTCAGGCATGATCCCTATTCCGAGTTGGGTTGCAATGGCGCTGAGTGTATTCGCTTTTTAAGTTGTTAGCCCCATGAATCCAGCAAGGGTAACCCGTTCATCGTGATGCACCACTTCACAGGGACAGTTTCAGGGCTTGCGCCTTTCGGGTTTGACCAACACGGCTGGGGACTGGGCTTTCTAAAAGACACCCCGTCGGGTCGCCCACGACTCGGGACTTCGAGCCGCCTTCCAATCCCCATGCGTGTTGCGGGTACCAAGGCACCCTAGACACGTTGATTTTACTGCTTTTTATCCTTCTTGTGCAAGAACATTTGACGTTCGCGTATTGCGTCAATCTCAGCCCAAAGCTTGATGCCATACGGGTGGTCAGACTCGTAGCCTCCCACCTTCAGGGTCTCGTAACAGTCAGCCAATGCACGTGAAAGCTCATTGGCGCCGTAGTTAGCAAGCCTCATGCGTGCCTGCTCGGTGAAGTGCTGGTGGTTCACGCGTCCTCCTGCGCGGTGCGCTGAGCGGCCTTAAGTGCCTGTTCTATGCGCTCAATAAACTCAACCAACTCGTTAAGGTCGGCAAACTTGGTGTCGTAAGCCTCACCCACAAAAGTGAGGGCAAAGTCGATGCCGCCATCAAAGCCCTCTTTGTAGTCTTTGTTTGTCATGTCAATAATCCTCGCCTGCGCGGGCTGGCTGTGCGCCAGCAAACTGGGGGTTGATGGGCGCGTTGTGTTGCCATGCTTTGTTGGGCTTGATGCCAAGCTCTTCAATGTGGCGAACTGCAACATAATCCAAAGGAAGCGATGACCCAAGGATCATAAACACGGCACTTTTTTCTGTGACAGGGTGCGAAAACACACGCTTAGAACCATCATCATCTTTGATGACGACTACAAATTCTTTTTTTCCTTGACCTTTGTATTTCATTTTAAATCCTTCGCTGTTGGTTGTTAAATTGTCTTGAGACCATACTATAACGCATTTTAAACCGAATTGGTTGACAAAATTTTTAATTATTTTTCAACCAATTTTGATACTCAGCGTCCAGCACAGCCCTGATGGCTCGGCGCTTATCTTTTTGATCTAAAGCGTCTAGCACGTCCTGATACTTTTGCGCCATCTCTTCCGCTAATTTTAATTTTACCTCTGACGAAACCTCCTGACTCTTTAGAATCATTCGCCGATGCTTAGGGCACTGATCTACAAATGGGTGAAGCAATTCACTGCGCGTGGGGTGCTTGAGCTTGCGCAAAGCCTTTGCTTCAATTTGCCGTATTCGTTCTTTTGTAACGTCGAGCACCTTGCCAGTTTCGTCAAGAGTGAAATCACCCCAAAAACGGTACCAAAGCACTTTTCGCTCCTTGGGGCGCAAGCCCTCCAAAATTGCGGGCACAAGGCGCTCCAAATCAATTAGGGTGTCCCTGTCCTCACTCTGAGGCCTCATCCATTCAGGCAGGCGGTCAAACACCTCTTGCTCGGGCTCGTCATTGCGACTGCGCCAAAGCGTACCCACCTCAAGTGGGAAGTCTCGCAATGGGCCCTCGGGGGTTATTCTTCGCATGGTTAAAGTTTAGTTTCTGTCAGCAAAAAAACAGGGGGCAAAAGCCCCCCACCTTTTACTTTGACTTATGCGGCAACAAGCTCCTCAATGTCAATGACATTTTGCTTCAGGTTAGCCATGCCATCAGCCAATGACCACAGAGCACGGTTGAGCTTGACGTTCTCGCTGACGCCACCCACGGCGCGTGTAGTCAGGCGGCGACCTGTCTTGGCGCGTCCATGTACACCACCCTTGACCAAGGACTCTTGCACGCGGTTAAACGTTGTCCACAGGTCGTTCTTGCGGTCATCCCAGCGGTTAGGGATCAGCACGCGGTCAGCAGTCACAGGGGCTTGATCTTGCTCCCAGCGCAGGGACAGGGCGGCGTTAGCAAACAGGGTCTGCTCGTCAGGGGACAGGGTGATTGACTTGAATGTCTCCAAGCGCTCCTGAGCCACTTGCAGGTCGTCGAGGATACGTGTGGCGCCCTCGATAACGTTGTCCACTACGTTGCCGCTGTGGCGCACGCGGATGTCGTTGGTCACGTCGCCGGCAATCAAGCCGTTGTTGCAAACAAAACGGAAGAAGCCTGACAACAACTGGTAGCTGGAGCTACCGTCGTGGCTATTGAGCAGGATGATCTCGCCCACTTCACCGTCAGAGGCGGCGGCATCGGCGTGGCGCAGGCGAACCATGTGCTTGGTGTGCTCACGCTTGCTGATGTCGCGTACACGGGTTTGCTGAACCTCAAAGGGCTGAAAGCCCTCGCGGCGCAGACCGTCGATCACTGCAATGGTAGGGATGAATGTATAGCGGTCACCGCGTGACTCATGGGCACCATCAGCCACTACGCTGGGGGCGTAGTAAGCAATTTGGTCATTGGTCAAAGGCTGGTTTGAACGGTGGCCTTGGAAAGGGGTAGATTTTGCATAACGGTACATTTTAGATCCTTCGCTGTTGTTGAAAAAGTTAACTGTTTTGTCCTGAGACCATACTATAACGCAATTGAAACCGAATCGGTTGACAAGGTTTCAACTTTTTTTAAAATCTTTTAAATAAACCACAAAGTCAGCCAAGGTGCCCTTGTCCTCGCGCACCCAGTATTCTGCTTCATGCAGGATGTAATCACACCCGTGGTCAAAGCCCGAGTGGTAGCCGTCGTTCACGGCGTTAATCAAAGCCTGCTTAGCAATTTCATTAAGCTCAGTAATTGCCTTGCGCGTAGTTGTGACTACGGGCTTTTCGCAATGCTTGTGGACGCTCTGAAACTTGGCAAATGTGTCGTCAAGATCATCAAATGAGGTTACGCCCATCTTGATCTGCTGTTCGAAACCGCAATGCTTGCAAATCATAACGTTGTTATCCAGCAACAGATGATCAAGCTCTGTATTGGGCTGGATCAAGGCGCGAATGTCTTGGTTGACGCGGCGGTTGAATTCTGATTTGTCCATTGTCACCCCCTGATTAACGTGATGTTACTTTGACAGAAAAAGAAGCAGAAATCTTGGTGTATGCCAAGTATTTTTCTTCGCCAAACTCAGCAACAAACTTTTCTTTGTCAAACAAAGTTTTGTTGGACTCGCTGTAAGTGGCGCTGAACAGCGCACCCTCGAGGAATTGCACTGTCTTTTTGCCTGAGGCCTTGGTTGGCAGGAGACCCTTTGAGCCAAGGTCTTTGATGTTGTCTTTGATGGCATCAGCTTGCGCTGTCAAATCGGCAATTTGAGCCAAGAGAGCGCCGAGGGTGTCTACGCTGTTGAGTGTAAGGTCGTTGTTCATGGTGTTTCTTTCGCTGTTGGTTTAGAGGATTGAAGTATAACTCCAAGATAAACAACGCAACAGGTTTTGTGTTGGTTGACATGATTATTTTATAATTCTGTTGTTTTTCTCCAAATCTAACAAAATTTGTGTGTCATCCAGCAAATCAGCCTCGGTGTACCCGTAGTGTTTGACAAACCCCTTGGTTCCAAGCCCGTGCAAGCCCGTCTTGCCTCGGTGGTGCTCGGGGCATAGGGGAATGACGTCCATATGGCTAGAGCGCCTTCCTGCCCCTGTTCCTGCTCTTGGGTGATGCAACTCAGCAGGAGTGCCCTCGTACCCCATGCGGCGGCATACCACGCACCCTAGATAAGCCACCCTGTCCATGTGCTTTTTCTCTGCAATTGTTGTCATTGCTTAGGCTCCTTACTGGTGGGCTTTTGCTTAGCCGCCATGCTCTCTCGTAGCATAGGGCGCAACCACTTGGCGCCACCCAATCGCATCCACTCCTCCCACTCGCTTATGGTTGCGCGTAACGCAATTGTTTTGCCGCTTTTGGTGTATTCGCTTTTAGGTCTTGGCATCATTTGTCTTTCGGTAAAGGGGGAAAACCTCGCCACCCCAAATGCGTTTTGTTTCCATTGCATCGGCTTCGGTATCAAAATACTTTTGCTCGTAACCTGATGCAAGCCACACCCATTTGAATAGGCTATACATAGTCGCCCTCCAACGTGTGCTGGTGGAGGCGCTGTTCCAAACGTTTTATGCGTGCCGAGTTAAATTGAATGTGTGCATGCGAATGCTCGGCGGCGGTCTCTGCCTCAAGCAGGCGCAAATGTGCGTCTCTCAACTCGAGTGCAATGACTTCTCTGATAAACCGCTGTCGCAATACATCTTTGAAATACTTTAATGTTGAGTCACGAAACCCCATTGATCACCTCCAAATGTTCATGTTTAATTTTTTTAATTAAAACGTTGCAATCTCTAATTACCAATTGAGCCAGTGAGGTAACTTCCTTGTTGATGTCTTCCTCTCTTACGGCTATGCAGTTTTCAACTATCTTTTCAATCTCTAAAATAATTCTGTCTTTTTTCATGTGTTCTTCTCCTTAAGTTTGGCTTCAATAGCTTCATAAAGTACCCCCCAGCCGTCGTGTTCGTCCCAATCGCCCTCAAACAACTTAGTTTGCTCTTCTAGCGTCAGCCCTACCCACGGCTTCTTGTAGTCTTGAATGTCATCATCTTCTTCAATCATGCTTCGTCCTCTTGTTTTCCATTGTTTGAAATTTTTTCAATCAAATAATTGTTAAGCGGCTCAATGTATTTTGATAAACCGTGAACAATAAAAAATTCTTCAGTCCATTTTTCAAACTGCAAGTTGTTTTCGTTTTCCAATTTTTCATTTTTATGGCATCGCGTTACCTCCATCTGTAGCATCAACACCTTAAACTCTAAACTGGCAACGTCGTCGCGCAATCCAAGTATTATTTTTTTTGCCTCCCCATACGCCTTATCAAGCCTCTCTTCATATTCAACCCGAACCTCGTTAAGAGCTTTTTCGCGTAATTCGTTGTAAAACTCTTCTGCTGTTTTTGGTTTCAACATTGTCATCTTCACGCTCTCTTTTCTTATGTTTGACATACGCTCAATATCGTTGAATGCTTCGTCTTCGGGGTCAAGCTCGTTCATACCGTCACCCTAAACTCTTGTCTTGCATTCGCTTGTTCAGTGCGCCATATTTCAACGCGAAGCTCAGCGGCTTTTAACTTCCATCGAAGTTGTTCTTCTATCTCGGTTGCCTCTTGAATGCCCTTAACAAACACCTTGTATTCTTCATGGGCATACGCGTCACGCTCTTGTGCTGAAATTACTTTTTGCCCACTTTCAATCATCAGTCTCGACTTAAGAGACTTCGAGTAATACTCCAACATGGTGCGCTTTGCTTTTGCTATGGCAAACTTTTCGGCATGCACAAGAATAAAATCAACTGCTTTATGTGGATCTCTGTCTTCGCTCATCGTTTCGCTCCAAAAATAATTGTGAATATAAAAACCATAACTGCTATCAAAATGAATGACCAAACAAGCACACCAGTTACAAGCACAACGTTTATTGCTATATCAATCATTCAGCACCTCCTTCAACCAAATTTTTAACATACCCCCTTTTTCTACTGCCCAATAAATTCTTAAGTCAACGATTTGACTGTCGTCGTTGTAGATGCCCGCATGTGTCAACGAGTCCAACGTAGCCTTGAGCAGGTTGTCCAAGTCGCGCACGCGGTTGTCAGGACGCCATGCTTCAATCTCAACAATCAACTTACCTTTGATTGGCGCCACTCCTCGATCCATCAACAACGCGGTGACAGCCTCACGATATGCACGCCCTTCTTGGCTGATGATCATGCGCCCCTGAAAGGTTCGCCAATACCTGTTCACGCTTGGGGGCCATGGCAACACAATTTCATTTTGTTTTTGCACGTTCAATCTCCATTCTTTTAACAAGATCAGCGCTTGCTCCAACTCCTCGACGCTTATCAATGTCATGCTTGACTCCTGCCCACCACAATAGCGCGTTGTCTAACCCGACCTCGCCAATCTTGCGCAGACGCCTCGACATCCATTCCCTTGCTTCGCATTGGCGCATGTGCTCCAAGGTCTCCTGTGATATGGAGGAGGAGAGTAATGAAATCCTCGGGGCAAGGTTCACCTTCGCGGGCTTTGTCGAGGATTTGGTTCGCTTCATGTTTGTTCATCAGTGCGCCTCACAAGTTTCATTCCAAAATTATTTACGCCAACGTAATTCCAACTTGCCTTGCGCTTCAATTTATTTTTTTTAAATTGGTTGTAGTCAACAAAATGATGCCACCGATCAAACTTCCACACCACCCTTGCGCAATCTGCATGAAGTTGCTCAAGCATCTGAGATTTGTTTAATGTGCCCTCTTTGGCGTAAAACATATCTGTGTTGCCGCCCTTCATGGTTTGCGTTCTTACTTTATCCGCAAGAAAAGCATTAAATTGAATTGTGCAATCCCCATCTTTTAGAACCCTAAGGGACAAGTGAGTGTCTTCGTTATAGCGCCCTTCCCACCGATGCTTGATTGAATTGCTAACCAACAAGCAAGAGTAGATTCTTGTATTCAAAACAAATGGAGGAAGGCTGTCTTTGCGCTTGGCAAACATGGCGTAATTAAATCCAGCCAGCGGGACGTTTTCATACCTGTCAACAAAATCCTCAGCCGCTCTAAAAATTGAGGGAGTCAAACATTTGATTTTTAAATTTTGGTTTAGGCGGTAAAAGCCATCCATGTTGTCGTCCATGACCCAATGACGCTCAGCATTGCTGTGGTCAAGGGCAAAATTACGAGCCGCCCCGGGGCCTTTACCCTTGTTGTCACCCAACTCATCACATGTAACGTACTCATCCAAATACAATTGCGGAAGAATCAAAACCTTTGATTCACCCACTGCGTTTGCGTAATTTTCAAACTCTTGTTTTTCAACAATTATTTTGTAATCCACACCCATTTCGTCAAGAGAGTTTGCCGTCAGGCGTTTATCCCACCGCCCTTTAGAAACAATGTAGATAGGGTATTTATTCAACATATCGCTTCCCCGAAAGGTCTTCCCGCATCTGCTTGGGATACCAAATGGATTGCGTTTTGGCTGAAATGGTTTGACCAATCATGGATGCAAAATTTTGCATGTCTTCATATGTAGCAAAATTGATTCGCACAGAATATTCCGGCAACAAGTTTTTTTGTTCAAACTCAGGCATACCTTGCCATTCTTCTCTCCAAGCTTCTTGCTCGCCAAAAAGAACTCCTTGATCCAAGTTTGGTTTTGCGTAAGGCATCAGAACGGCTCGTCGTCAATTTCGCTGAAAGGCTTAACGGGTGGATGCTTAAAGGCAACCTTTGGAACTGATGAAAGCCCATAATCAGGATCCTTGCCCCACGCATGCGCTGAGCACTTGCGCCAGCCCATGTTGACTGACCAAGGCTTGCCGCATCCAGCTACTTGGCACATCAAGGATTTGCCCTCAAACGCGTCAATGTCAAACTTGTCTTTTGGTTTCTCGAAGCTCATTTGTTGTACTTTCCATCAATGATTTTTTGAAAATTGGTCGCATTGACCACCCACTCAAGATCGGGCACCCACACTCGCCCGTTAGTTTCAAAGCCCTTAGCCAGCTTGGTGTCATCGGCTATGTAATCAAAGAAGCTTGACCACCATGTCAAACCCTCAGGAACGGTGCTATATCCCTTTTTTGAGAATTCCGAGGGCTTGGATGCCTGAATCCATCTTTGCCGCAAAGAAGCCTGCCTAGCTCCCTCCCATACCCTTGGTTGAACAAGGTTCGGTAACTTGGTTTGCCAAAGCTTCAAAATTTCCTTATGCGGGCAGGTTGGGAGCGAAGCTACCGACAAAGAAGCTTTAGCTTCTTTAATTGTGTCTTGTGTCTTGTGTTCTGTGTTATGTGTAGCATTGCTATCGGATTGCGTTGGCAATGCGTTCGCATCTTTGACCTTATCCCACCTGACTTTAGCGCTTGCACTTGCCTTCTCAGACTTTTCACCTGTCTTGGCTATTTCCTTGTTTGCCCTGTGATGCACCCACCCCGCATCAGTGCACTCGAAATACTCTTGCAATACGGTTGCAATGCACTCGCTATGCGAACGCATCCTAATTTGTCGTGCAACCTGAGTTAAATCAGTGGGTATGGGTGTTTCGTGGAGGTAGTACCAATCAAGCAAGCGCCTGTAGGTCAAGTCCTCAAGCGGCTCAAGGTGTGCCGTGTGGGACTGGTAGTCACCGATGTTAAATTGGTAGTAGTGCATAGAAACCTCGCGCTGTTGGTCATCGTTACAAAAAGAAATTGTGACAGGATCGTACCATAACGTTTAACACTACGCCTTGGTTGACTTAGGACGACCACCCTTTTGGCCGATCTGTCGGTTCATAGATACTTGATGCTTACGGTTCATCAAGTCACGATCAATGGCTTCGTCGTGCCAACAGTCATCTTCTTTGCCAAGCAGAAAAAACGATTCCAATACGCGCTCAACTGTATGTTCGTCGCCCATGTCCACGGCATCTATAAGTTCCAAAAGGTTGTTTGGCAAGGGCTCTTCGTTGAGGTAATACAAGTCAATTAACCTCCGATACACAAGTTCCTCTAGCACGGTAAGGTCACCCAACTTTTCGTAAAATTCAACAATGTTAAATTTGTACCAGTTCATTTGACAGCCTTGCTAAAAAGTTCAGGGAGCAAATCAACGCGTTTAACACTGCGTAAGGTGTGTCGCTCGATCTCCATAGCTAAGCGTGGTGATGGTTGGCGTTTACCTGTGAGGATGAGTGACAACCACGTTCTACTGATACCGAGTTGCTTTGCCAGCAATGACTGCGCACCTCGCGGCTTGTCTTTAAAATATTCTTGTAGCGTCATTTTGGTTTCCTTGTTATATTCTTTGATGTTACACTAATTTGGAACGTGTCAACCGTTTTGTGTATCGACACGTTAAACGTGGTAAGGTTAGAAACATTTAACGAAAGCGAATCATGGACAAAGATCAAGATGACGAAGACAAACTGCAAAAAGCGTTATTGAAAAAAGACAAAGAAGCTTTTGGAATTGGTGATTTTGTGTTTGGCGCAATCCTTCTTGCGCTGGTGCTTGTGGCTGTTTTTATTGCTGAACATATAGCGAACTGGATGTATTTTTATGATTGACGACAACGAAGTAATAGAACTTTTTGTAGACAGAATGCGTGTGCTAGAGGAGGCTTTGCAAAAGGCTGAGGCTGGCGCCGCTACCCCTGACGATTGGGTTTTGATCCGCGCAGAATGTGGCATGCCCAAGAGTCAATTTTTGGAAAACTTAAAAAGGAACGAACATGAGTCTTATAGCGTCTGATAGCGGTGGTGGTAGCTTTACCCCAGTACCCGCAGGTATGCACCTAGCGCGGTGCTACCGAATTGTTGATCTTGGCACCCAAGAGGTTACTTACAAGGGCGACACCAAGTTTCAACACAAAGTCATGCTTCAGTTTGAGGTGCATGGCGAGGATGATTCAGGCAAACCGTTGGTCACCGACAAGGGTGAGCCCATGTCCATCAGCAAGAACTTTACGCTGAGCCTTGGCGAAAAAGCCACCTTACGTGCTGACTTGGAAGCTTGGCGTGGGCGTGCATTTACCCCCGAAGAGCTTCAAGGTTTTAACATCGAGAAGTTGCTTGGCGTATGGGCAATGCTTGCCATTTCCAAAGAGACTGGGCAGGACGGTAAGCAGTACACCAACATCAAAAATATCAATCCTGTGCCCAAGGTGTTGAAAGACACCGTGCCCCTTGGTTTTAACAAGATTGGGATGTTCTCTATTTCAAACCCCGACATGGATTTGTTTGATACGTTTGGTAAAAGCACCAAAGCCAAGATTGAAAAGTCTCCTGAGTGGCAGGCGGCTATCAAACGCGGCGGTGCGTCAGCGCCTAGCGGTGGTTCGGGCTTTGATGACATGGTTGACGATATACCGTTCTGACCATGGACAGGGATCAACTTCGAAAAAGTTGGAGAGCCACCATTGAGCATGATGGTGGTTACTGCCCTGTTTGCGACAGGTGGGGCAGGATCTACGCAAGGAATATCAACAAAACCATGGCTCATTCTTTAATGTGGTTGTGCCAAGCAGGTAAAGACGAAAATGGTTGGGTTGATGTTCCTACAAATGCCCCTCGATGGCTTGTTAGATCTAATCAATTAGCTACCCTTAGGTGGTGGGAGTTGGTTGTAAGGCGGGGCAACGATGACCCTAAAAACAAGCATTCGGGCATGTGGAAAGCCACAAAATTGGGCGTGGACTTTGTTCATGGTGTACAAAAAATACCTGAAAAAGTTTATACCTACAAAGGCGATGTTGAAGTCGTCAGCCAAAATTTAGTTCATATTTCAGAATGCTTTAAAGAGTATTTTGACTACGAGCAATTGATGAATGAATATTTTCCACCTTCGCAAGGTAAACTTTTTTAGGAGCAGACATGAACACCATATCAACATCAAGGTTAAGCACAATAGTTGGCTTGCAATTGCCGATTGCTTTTTTAAAAAGCATTGGGCTAGAGCCAGCTTACGAAAAACACAGTGGCGCTATGTGGAGCGTAGACAAAATAGATGAAATCATTTTAGAAATTGGTCTTCATTTTATTAACAGGGCAGAAACAGAGTCTTCCTCACCTGCGCCATACGGTTACAAGAAAAATGGCGAACCATCTTTAAAACGAGGCCGTAAGGAAAAACATGTCAATTGAAGCAAAAGAACCACGCGCCAGCGAATCAAACCATTGGTACACCCGCGAGGGTGCGCCCATGTACACCGTTGAAGCCGCCAAGGGCGGGCAACGTAATACAACCCTGAGAGATGCCCGCAAGCTCAGCTTGGTGCCCAGCGTCACCACGGTGCTCAATGTAGCCGCTAAGCCTGCCTTGACCATATGGCTACAGAAGCAGGTCTTGCTTGCCGCTCTGACCCTGCCACGGCGCGATAACGAGCCTGAGGACGACTACATAGCGAGGATCATTGATGACAGTAAGGAGCAGGGGCGCTCAGCGGCTGATGCTGGCACAAACATCCACACGTCAATCCAATCCTTCTACGAGGGCACGCCTGCTACAGCTACTCAGCACGTCGAGCACGTTGTTGGGGCTGATCACCGAATAAATGAGGCATTTGGTTTTCAGTCTTGGGTAGCTGAAAAGTCGTTTGCCAATGAGCACGGGTTTGGCGGCAAATGTGACTTGCACTCAACAGCAGACGGCGGTGTTGTCATAGATATCAAAACTAAAGAGTTCTTTGACCCAGCAAAGGTCGAAGGCTATGACGAACACCTGATGCAGTTAGCGGCGTACAGAATTGGTTTGGGGCTCCACAACGCCCGCTGTGCCAATGTATTTGTCAGTCGCAGTGTCAAGGGCTTGGTGGTGGTCAAGGAGTGGTCACAAGAGGATTTAGAGCGCGGGTGGGACATGTTCATGCACCTGCTCCAATTTTGGCAATTGAAAAACAAACACAAGTGAGGGTTACATGCTGACCGAAAGCAAAATCAGAGAGATATTTTTTCACAGCGGTCACCCGCGTGTAGGCGCGGTGTTAGCCGTTGACATTGACTACATCCAGTTTGCAGAGAACGTCGAAAAGGCGGTGGCGTACGAAAAGACTGAGCGGGCATACCGCGAGGCAATTTCGTTTGTTTCAAGTCTCAACGAGAATGTTGGCGCTCAACTGAGTCAATGGGCTGACGAAAAGTTAAAAAAATATAGCTAAAAAAAGCCCCACCGAAGTGGGGCAAAGGAGCAGGCAACTGCTTCACCCATGATACCGCCCATAGGCGTCTTTGTAGATGCCGTTGGGCTTTCTTTCTTTGTACTGGGTCAGGCCGCCTGATGGTGGTTTTGGCGCTGGCTTAGGCGCTGGCTTAGCAGGCTTGCCGCCCTTGTTTCGGAAGTGATCAATGACGGCGATGGCAAGACCGCCACCAATGCCAGCGGCTTTTAGGGCGGCTGTGAGGGGCGTACCGGGGGGCAACATAGCCATCACCGCTGTCACCGCCTCAGCGGCTGAAAGAATCCCCCCAACCGTGTCCCCACTATTAAATCTCTTAGCCGCCTCATCCGCGGCAAGCGGCACCGAGATACCCGCAAGCGCCCCTATGGTCTTGCCAGCCACCTTGCCAGCAAACACGCCTGCCTTGCCCAACCCTGTGGGTGCACGTTTTGCCGCATCAGCTTCCATTGCCTTAGCTATCTCAACGTCCCCGCCCAATTCAGCGGCGCTTTTGCCTGAGGCTTGCATAGCCCTTGCGTGAGCTTTAGCGGCTTGGTCGCGTGCACGTTGAGTTTCTTCTAGCTCCTTACGGGCAATCTCTGCTTTTTGCTGGGCATCCAAGGCGGCTTTGTTTTGGGCTTGTTGCTCAGCAAGTAGCTTGGCGTTGCGTTCTTTGGCTATGTCGTCGGGGACTGCGAGTTGCCCCGGTGCGGGTTCGGTCAAGCTATAGTTAGACAACCCAATTTTTTCAAGTCGCCGTTTGTTGGCGCTGTTTTGGTTAATGATGTTTTGCCCGCCCTTGGTGTTATCGCCCCGAAAATTTTCAGCCCCCTTCTTTTGCTCAAAGGGCACATCCTCGCCACCCAAAGTGTCTGTATATTTTTGGGCACCCTTAAAGTCAGGCGGCGCTTTATCTGCCAATTGGGCCTGTAGCTTGCGAAGCTCCTCTTCGCGTACAAGTAAGTTTTGTTTGCGCTGGGCAAGCACCTCATCAAGCTCATCCAACGCCTGCGAGGACTCGCCTGTAAATCCTGAGTTAATTCTGTTGCCAACCTCGCGGCTTTTTTCAGCCAACAACGAATTACGTTTGGCTTGATCAAGAACTTCAGTTTGCTTGTCCAGCGTATCTTTGCCGTACTTTCCTAGCAACAAACCTGCCGTGCCACTTGCGGCAACGGCTCCAGTTAATTCACGATTTTTGTCGGCGGCGTTGTAAACGTCAGTAAGCGTTTTGTTGGCGCGGTCATACATCGTTGGCTCAGGCGGTGGGGCAGTTTTTGCCGCCTCTTCTTGCTCCACAATTTTGTTTTCATCATAGTGCCCAAACTTTGGAGGAGGTTCTTGTGATTGAGTGACGTCCACAATGGGTGCTTGGCTTTCCTCAAGTGGAGGTAGGTCTCCAAACTTGCTTGGGCCCGCCTTGCTTGCTACAGGCTTTAGGTCATCCTTGTTTAGATAACCCACCGCGTCTGTATTGTGCATTGCATCAATGTCCTCAAGGTACTTGCGCGTTGCGGCTGGCAATACATCAAAGTCTTCGTTGGACGCCAAGTATTTTTTTGCATAATCAAGACTTGATTGATAGGCAACTAAAGCGGCGCGTGTGTTCCCTTTGTACCTGTCTAAGTTTTCCCTAAGAATCTGTATGCCTGCCGCAATATTTTTGTCAGGATCATTTAAATCCTCAAGTGTCATTTTGAGACCCTTGACGTTCACAGGGTCTATCTGCATCAAGCCAATTGCTCGGCGGTTTGGATCCCCTTTTATTGGATCACCAATAGCCTTGGGGTCAAATTTACTTTCGTTGAAAGCAACAGCAAGTGCCAGTTCAGGGTCAACGCCCATCTCCCTTGCCTTGTCAGCAATGGCAAGAGCATATTGTTTTTGATCTGCGGATAGCTTGGCAAAGTCCATTAGGAGCCTGCTTTCTTTTTGTCTCTAAGGCGCTGTTCAAGGGGGCCAACTGGACGAGGTGCTTTTGGTGTTTGGTCTTGCGTTGTGGGTGCTTTAGAGGGTACCGCAGGAGCAGGCGCAGGAGCAGGAGGGGCGTTTGCCGCTGGCTTGCTTGACCCCCCAAAATAGTGCGAGTACAAACCGCTCATGTGCTCGTCGTATTCTTTAAACAATGTTTTGTATTCACCGTCTTTTTCACGATAAAAATCTTGTACTGTCCTTGTTGAATTTCCAGTTTTATTTCTCCATTCGTAAAAGGCGTCCGCAACAAGTTGATCAAAATTGGCACGCGCTTCTACTACCTTGGCCTTCATAGCCACAGATCTTGGCGTGTCTGATAGGGATCCAACAAGGTTGGCTATCAAGCGGCGCTCAGCATCAGAAACAGCGCCTTGACCTTTTAGAAAGTCTTGAGCCGCCATAAGTTGCAAGTGACCCTGCACTGACGCAACATAGGAGGCGGCTTCTATTTCCTTTTCGGTGCCTCCAGCGGTGCGTACAGCTTGTTCCAAGCCTGCGGTGCCAAAAGATCCCTTATCCAAAAATTGAGCAACTGCAACGGCTATTGCGTTTAAGACGCCGGGTTTGTTCAAAACGCCAAAAGCTCCTTTTCTTTCAGGATCCGTAGACAGCTTGTACAAGATCTGCGCGGCTTGTTTGGTAGCCTGAGCCCGCGTTCCATCGGTAAAGATTTTTTCAGAACTTACTTTATCTGCCTCTACCCTGTCCTTCATTCTTTGTTTGGCTTCTTCTTGGGAAAGCTCTTTTTCTGCCGCCCCTTGGAACCCTGTAATTTTTCCATCAGCGGCTCTGCGCACGCCACCAAGACCAGCATCAGCCGCAAAATTAGCAACGGCATCATTTTTTTCTTGTTCGGATTTGCCCTGTAAGCTTCTCTCCAACTGATCGTATTTATCAGACTGATCCTTGGTCATTTTCACATTGCCAATTACGCGCATGGGGCGCTCAATACTGGATTGGAATTTCACCACCCATCTGTTTGACATGGTGTCCCAAATGCCCTCGGTGCTGACCACTTGAGCTTTTTGTTGGAGAGTAGATAAGCCCTTTAGTTCTTCAGCAAATTTGGGAAATGAGCCTTGCAACATAGCAATGTCCCTATCAGTTACGCGGCGCATTTGATTTGGTTGAACAAAGCCGGGCGGCGGCTCAATAGTTTGCACACCTCCAGTCGTTGTTGGCGCAGATGGTGCGGCTTCTGCGGCTCCTGCGGGGGCTCCTGCGGGGGCTCCTGCTGGCATCTTTTTGGCGTTTGGGTCTTTAAAGTAGTTGGCTCTTATCTCTTGCTCAAGACCCATTTGATTCAATGCTTGCTTTTGCTTGAGCAAATCAACCTGATCTTTTTCAATGTCTATTTGGCGTTGGTTTTCTTTTAGGTACGCATCACCATAAGCGCCACCAATATTGCCAAGAGCTTCAATTGCGCTACCCGTAGACGCAGGCTTTGCGGCGGCTCTTGCTATTTCCAAATACATGGGGTTGAACGGTAGGTTTTGGCGTGCACTTAACGATTTAGACAGCTTGTCAATCTGTGCAGTGAGAACTTCTCTGTCCACCGCCATTTTCCGCGTTGCTTTTTCTATGGGATCTTCAGGCGTTTCTTCCTCACCAATTCGGGCATCCATGGCCGCCTTGGTAGGGTTTATAGGCGTGCTTGCTTGCGCAGGTGGCGCAACTTGGCTTAAACCACCTTGAGGAGCTTGCAATTGGTCGGGTACGACTGCCATTTTTTTATCCTATCTTGTTGCCTTCGGCGTCATAAAAATTGCCGTCTTCATCATAAAAAACAGCACCCTCGGGAACTTGTGAACCCGTTGAAGTAATTGAACCACCCTCTGCCGCCTTGGGCGTGCTAATGAGTCCTGACAGTTCAGAGGGCTTGGTGGTTGGATCATTGATTGCTTGATAAAGGGCGTACAAAGCAATCATTTCTTGCAAACCGCTCATGCCGTACTGGCCCTGAGAACCCGGGGCGGTGGTTGCCCCAGTCTGCCCTTTAGGAACGTCTTGGTTTGCCATCAACTGCGAGAACTTTGACGCTTGCGCCATTGGGTAGTCCAACTTAGCCTGCTCGTTTGTTTGCGCAAGCCCGCCCAAATCAGCCATTGACTTCAACCCACTTGTGCCAATTGCATTTTGAATTTGCGCTGTGTTGTTTAACGCTGAGCCAGCTTGCACGCCACGATTTAGGTCATTTGACGCCGCACTCATAGCATCTGTGTAACCTTTGCTTAGTGCGCCATATTGCTGGCCCGTCAAAGCCGCTTGAATATCAGCAAGGGTTTGACCTTGCACGTTTGCCATGCGCCCTGATCCAAAATTACCTGTTGCAATCGACCCAGCATCTAGCGCGGGCATAATATTTTCACGCTGGTTTTTGCCTGATAAACGCGCCATTTCATCCACCACGTTTTGCGTGTATGGATTCATATAATTTTGAACAATCTGATTTGACCCTGTGTACCCAGCTTGAGTCAAAAGATCTTGCCCTGTGCCAGCGCTGGTTGCGCCTGCAAACGCAACCTGTGGAGCCATGTTCATGGCTTGCTGAGTCAACGGCGACAGATTAGCCACGCCACCTTGTTGAACGGCGTTTTTACCAAGATTTATGATGTCTTGTTGGTAGTCGGTAACGTACTGAGGAACAGTATCCTGCGTTGACTTTACCGTCGTTATATTTTCTAAGGGGGAGCCTTGAAACATAGCCATTATTTTGCCTCTTTCAGGTAAGCCAAGGGCGATTTAGCCTTTGGTGGAATTTTGCCAATTGGCGCTGATCGCTTGTGTGCGCGGATGGACTCGCGGAACTTGTCTAACACTTTTGCGCCAGCTTTGTTTGACCCATTGCCCAGTGCGGCAACAACATCAGAGTCAAAGACGTATTCTCCATCAGCCAGCATAGCGGGTATATCGTCGCTTTGCCCATCACCCTCGCCGTTGACTGCCGCGCCTCGGCGGTAATCTTGGCGCCCTTGGATTATTGGCACGCCTGCGGTTGGGTGGGGCAAGCCACCTTGTCTCATTTGCAATCCACCGCCTTGAGCTTTCTCTTGGGGCTGGCGCACGCCAAGCACCTCTAATGGGTCTTGTGGCACGCCATAAGTGAAATAAGATGGCGAGGTAGATTGAGATTGTTGCGGTTGGGCATAGCCGCCATCTGCCATAGATTGAGCAACTGCGGGATCCTCAACGGGATCCTCGACAGGGTCTTCATGTTCTTGCTCGTAGCCAGCAACCCCCAAGTTTGTGTACAGATTCTCTTGCTGGCTTGGCGTCATTGTTTGCAAGCCACCCATTTGAGGATTCACCGTTCTTGCTGGGCCCATGCCAAAGTCAGTTGTGCGCGGGGGAATTGCTGGTGGCGTGTACGCGGCAGGTTTGTATGAGTTTGTCTCTTTGTCCTTAAAAGAATTGTAAAGAGACATCAATCCAGCGGCACCCAATCCTGCGCCAGCAAGCGTTTTGATATTGTCTGTACTGAAGATGTCTTTT